AATATAAACTTTACTTTTTGTCAATTTTTTCTATTGACAATTACAAAAAGAGCCCCTGTGTCAGTCGTAACTGCCTTATAGGAACAGGGGGATTGATATATTAAATTATATCATTATTTCTCTGAATTATCAATTTTAGAGTTATTTCCTACAGTTTGTTTGTAAATTTGATGCACACCAACAGCACCCACTCCAAGTGTTATCGCTGTTGCATCTTTAAATAGGATAATTCCTATCAGTCCTCCTAACACTCCTAGAAAGTTTGGTATCATTTCATTTGGAAAGAATTTTGATTCTTTCAAAAACTTACCTAACATCCCAAGTAATGTTACTATTAAAAATACTAATGCTGGCTTTAAAAATTCTAATTGTTCCATTTATTTGTCCTCCTATTTCTGTAATTCAACTGGGAACGGGTCTTCTGTAAAATATGAAAAGTCGTTAACAAGCACCTCTAACGGCTGACCAAAACTAAATTTAGTACCAAACGAATTAATTATAACTTTACCGCTTTCTACTCTATAAACCACTTGACCTATTACATTTGTTCCATCGCTTATTCTTCGCATAACGTTTTCAGTTTCTGTTACTGGTACAGTTATTGTTTTCAAAGGCGTGAAACCTATCCCAATTTTTTTGCTAGCTAAAATCACAGTGAACGCTTCACTATCCAACTCAAATTGAAGCCCTCCACTATTTGGGTTGGATAGTGAGACGTGAACCATATCGTTGATTCGTCTGATTTTAACTACATTGCCATGTAATGAGTCATCATCACTTATTTTAATCCATCCAGTATCTTGAGTTTGAGTTCCACCTGTCGTTGGTTTATTTTCAAGAGCCTCAACACGAGTTTTTAGGTCAGTATCGTCGTATACTATAATGTTATCAGTTTTAGTCTCTAACGCCTCAACACGTTCTTTTAAAGATGTGTCATTGTAAGGTGTTGTTAAATAATTCTTGCTTTCTAACTCTTCTTTTGTAACTAAATTACTTACATCTGTGATATAACCTTTAGTAGCAAGTTCTTCTTTAGTAACCACATTATCTAAACTTTGGTGTGTTGTCAGATATCCTTTGTTAGTTAGTTCTTCTTTAGTTACAAAGTTGCTTACATCGTTAATATATCCCCTACTCTCTAACGCTTGATTAGTAACAAATTCTGAAGTGTCAAGAGGTGGTTTATTTTCAAGGTTAATAACACGATTTCTTAAATCTGTGTCATCATATGCACCGCCCTCAATTGCTTTACTCTCTAACGCTGTAACACGTTCTGTAAGTGGACTATCATTGTATGGTTGCGGTATTTCAGATTTTAGAGCGTAGTTAGATAAATCTTGATGTGACGTTAAGTAAGCTTTGTTATTCAATGTTTCTTCAGTTACATAATGTTTAGCTTCTAACTCTTCTTTAGTTACTACATTTTCTAAAGATTGATGTTCAGTTAGATATCCTTTACTAGCTAATTTTTCATCAGTAACAAAAACAGAAGTATCAATCACAGGCTTATTTTCAAGTTCCGTAAGTCTGTGTTTTACTTCTGTATCGTCGTATTTAGTATCTTTATCTTCTTTGCTTTCTAACGCTACAACACGATTTCTTAAATCGCTATCATCATAAGTTCCACCTTCAATAGCTCTGCTTTCTAAAGTCGTTACACGCTCCTTAAGAGGTGTATCATCATATACTGTGTCATTATCCGTTTTTTGCTCCAGCACCTCTACACGTGCTTTTAAATCGCTATCGTTATATAGTTCTGACTTCTTAGCGTATTCAGATAAATCTTGATGTGTAGTTAAATAATGCTTCTCTTCTAACTCTTGCTTAGTAACAAGATTATCAAGTGGTTGATGTTCAGTTAAGAAATTCTTAGCTGTTAATTCATCCCTAGTCACTAAATTTGAAGTGTCAACTACTGGTTGACTGTTCCTAACCTCTTGTAATTCTTCCTTAGTAGCAAGGTTTGAAATATCAGAAATATAACGTTTATTCTCTAATTCATCCCTTGTTACAAGGTTGTCAATATTTGGTTGACTACCACTAACATTTCTTAGTTCTTCTTTAGTGGCATATCCAGATAAGTCTACAGGGGCTTTATTCTCAAGCGTAGTAAGTCTTTCTTTAACTTCGCTGTCATCATAAACAGTGTCCTTATCAGTCTTAAGTTCTAAAGCCAGTACTCTGTTCTTAACTAATTCAAAATTAGTATTATCTACGGCATCAGTTTTTTTAGCGTAAGTTTCTTCCGCCTTAGTTTCAGTTAGTAGTCCTTCTGTTGCTATTCCACCAACATTTTTTAACGCTTCTTTTAATTCATCCTTTGTCACAACGTCTAATCTGTCAACAATAACAGTATTGTTGATAAAACGTTCTTTGACTTCGTATCTATTCATTTTATCTATTTCAGATACTTTTACTTTAAATTTAAATCTGAAAGTATCAGATGTTCTTTGTTCTTCGTCAAAATATAAGTAACAAATAACCGTTTCATTTTGAGTAATTAAAGTAGTATCAAACGTTACTTTTACTTTGTTACCTTCTACCGTTCCAGTAGTTTTCCAGATTTTATTGCTTTCTGTGAATTTAAATAATGCTATAACTTGTTCAGTTGTAAGTGTATCGTTTAATATCTCAAACTCAAATGATCCGTTATTTTTATCATAAGAGTATAATTCCGAATAACTATCTTCAGTCTTACGTTCTCTTGTCGTGTTGTCAAAATCTAATTTAATTAATTTTTTCATTTCTTATTCCTTTCTAATAGGCAATTTTCTATATCTGTTGTATAAGGCTTCAATCTTCCCATTTCCGCCTATTTCTTTATAATTTGCATAAAGTCCAGATAATTCTTCAAAATCATCAGTAGTTGTGTATCCTTTAATCAAGGCTTCTCCAAACTCCTTATGAAGTCGATAAGACATTATGCTTTTATTTGAACTCCTATTTTGTAACCCTATTTGAGTTACTTCCTCAACTTGAGTTTGTGTTTTCTTTACTTCCTTATTTAAGCTTTCTATTTGTCCTACAAGTTGCTTATTACCTTTATCCAACCACCACTTAACAGCAGGTAAAATCACAACTGTTAAAATTTGTGATACGATAAATAAAATATTCTCCAGCATTACGTCTCCTTTCTTTGCAAAATAAAAGAGGGCTTTAAGCCCCCTCTTTTGCTAAATGTTCCAAATCCATATCGATTAAGCATTCTCTGACTTTATCTTTAAGGAATTTAGGTACTTGTGCAAACGTACGTTTACCTTTTGCGATATTAATTGCGAATAGCATTGCCATCATTACTGTCACCTCCTTCAGTTGTATTTTTAGGTTGTGTATTATCCTCATGGTGTTCATCCTCCAAACTTCCACTCATTTGTGTGATTAAATCCATTAAAGAACCTTGTGTGATTTCAAGTTCTTTTTTCATCTTATCCATTTCAGCTAGTTTAGTATCCAGTACTTTTAGCTTTTCATCAACCTTAGTAAATCGTTCATTTTCAGCTTTATTAGGGTAAGTATCTTGATAAAATTGGTCAAGTGCCAGTTGTACTATTTCATCTTCTGACTTCGTTAAATGGTCACCTTTTAGCGTGGTTTCAATCACCGTTCCACCGCTAGTACTAAATATACTGACGATGGTTGTCAGCACTCCTCCGTTGCTGTCGTAAGTGGCACGTGCATAGTTTTTTTTATAAGTTGCCATTGATTTTATCCTCCAGTTTAGTTAGTCTTTCATTCATTTCTTTAAGTTGTGATTTTAGTTGTTGATTTTCGGTTGATAGTTCTTGAATTGCTTTGAGTGATATATTTAACAGTCTAAAATCATCTATTGCTAACATATCACCTTTTAAATAAACTAAACTTTCGTCTAGTTTTTGCAAATCTTGTGCTAATTGACCTATTTTAGTGTGAGGTTTTTTATACCCGAACTTATCAGATTTCCAATCAAATGAATAAAATTTAAGTTTATTAACTAAATCTAATCCTTTGTCAGTTGTTTCTTTTATATTTTCTTTTAAACGTTTATCAGATGAACTGTTATTAGCTTTAAACCACCATTCCCCATTTGTGTTAGAACCATCATTCACATATAATTGACCACTACTTGAATCCCAGCCTATGAATGATATTCTATACATTCTACTACCTGAAACACTAACAGGATTATTATATGTGAAATTCGAAATAATAGGAGCTCCACTAACAACTCCGCCTTTGAAATTATTACACATAGATACTTTACCACTAACAGTTAACAATATATCGTTAACATTTTCGTATGATGTATTTCCAGTAGAGAAATCAGTATCATTATATATATATACACCCTTAGGTGTATAAGTTCCATCGTTATTATCTTCATATTTTCCTCTTATTTGAAAACCTACTCCATGATTTGCCTTATAATCCGCAGGAGCGTTAATTTGCAATCCTTGA